GCCCTTATGACAGCAAAGGTAGTGGATGCAGACGGAAATACGCTAAGAAACGGACTCCCACTTTTATTGGAGCTAAACTTTCCGCAGCTATCGACCGGTGCAAACACCATCATCATATCTGCTGTAGGAACAAATACTGTCTTTACGGAACTAAAAATACAGGCAAGAAGCCGTTGGAGGTGATCGCATGGCACTTAAAAATACACTGAATACACAAGACGCCTTCACTGGCGAGTTTCCGGCTGCATGGGCTCCGGATGGTCTCTGGCGCTTCAATGAAGCCTCGCCGGATGCGGATACCTGCCTTGCGGATTCCTCCGGGAAAGATAGAAAGGCCTATATCAATAAATGGAGTGGCACGACTGCTTCTTTGAAAACAGGCAATTTCGGTCGCTACTTCCAGATGAACATAAACAATCCGTCCTCGGAGAAGACCTATCTCAAGGTTTCCAATGACGGCAGTATTTTCTCCTCCCTTGGAGAAACCATTGTGGTCGGTGGCTGGATGAAGCCTACGACATACTCGGTCGGAAATACTTATACCCCGATCCTAAATACCCGCTATGGCTCCGGGCAGCCGATTTTCTATCTGTCGCTTATCAGAGGGAAGCCGAGGATCATGCTTTACAACTCCTCTGGCTCCCTGATCCTCGACACCTCGGTGACTCCTCCGTTCTCCCTTCTGAACGGCAACTGGTATTTTATCGCCTGTGTCATAAAGCCAAATGCGAAAACGGCACAATATGTACTCGGTGATGTGGAGTCTGCTACCGGCTGGAAATCAGAGCTCCTTTCCTTTACTGGTGAATTAAACCGTAGCTGCGTAGCAGACCTCATCTGGGGAATGCACGCGGATTCCTACTGGTATGCGGGAGGCTTTGATGATTGGTTCCTTGATTGTGATTCATCTCTTACGGCAGATGACCTCAAAGAATACTTCCTCTCAGCGCTTTCTGCCAATGGTGCAGATTTGACTGCGGATGTGGATGCACTGACAAAGCCTGATGTGGTGACACTTAGAGCAACCGAAGGTGTCTACCCGGAAAACGGTCAGCTCATAACTGCAGCCAGAGCCTGTGCATTAGCAGGGACTGGCCGCGTGTCAATTAAGGCAGATTACTCACCGGGTGAGACGGCTATTACCCTTGTGGAGACCTCCACCTCCGATGACCTTGCCACATGGACGGACTGGGTACCACTCGGCTCAGGCGGGGAGCTGGTGTCTCCGATACAGAAATACATCAAATACCGCGTGACACTTACGACCAGCAATACTGCAAGGACGCCCACGCTCACAGCCATTAATCTGTATGACAATCCGAAGCCTCTTTACAGTAAGCTGGGCTACGCAAGGCCGGTCTTATTGGACGCAGACGGCAATGCGGAAGCTGTGCTAGATAATGCTTATGACATTATTGTAACCAGTGAGATCAACGGTATCGACACCTTGGAATTTAAGCTGCCTTTCCGGGACAGCAGGCGTTCCTATCTGGAAAATGAGAAGCAGGTACGCATCGTCAGCGACACCTATCGCATTCGCACGGTGACCGATGAAAAGAGCGAACACGGATCTGCCATTACGACCATATATGCGGAGGCTGCTTTTTATGACCTCGGCTTTTCTGTGAAAAAGACAGAGATGACCTTCAATGCAGATACCGCAGATGTCCCGATGGCCTACGCGCTAAAAGATACAGGCTGGGATCTGGGGACAGTAAATGTCTCGACGAAGCGAACATGGACATGCCAAGAGAAAAACGCACTGGCAATCCTCCGGAAGGTACAGGACATCCACGGCGGCGATCTCATTTTTGATAATGCCAATCATGTGGTAAATCTCGTGACCTTCTCCGGTGAGGATTCCGGTGTCCTGTTCTGCTACAAGAAGAACATGAAATCCATCCAGCGCGTCATTGATACGACGAGCCAGATCACAAGGCTCTACGCCTACGGCAAGGACGGCATGACCTTCGCCTCTATCAATGGTGGCAAGGAATATGTGGAAGATACCACCTATACCAGTGAAATCAGAGTATCGACGCTCGACTGCTCCAATTTCACAAACCCGTACCAGATGAAGGAATTTACAGAAATGCGTCTGGCGGATTATGCCTCGCCTCGTATTTCCTATGTGCTCTCTGCGATGGATTTATCTGTCCTCACTGGCTACGAGCATGAGAGCTGGAAGCTGGGCGATGTGGTCACGGTCATGGATGATAATCTGAACTTCAAGTTCAAGACCAGAATCGTGCGCAGGGAATATAACCTGCAGGAGCCTTGGAACACGGTGCTGGAGCTTTCGACCAAGCTCCGGGAGCTGGGTGACTCCTCCTCACAGTGGGATGCTGCGGCAGATGCCCTTGCATCCACCAATCTTGTGGACAGTCAAGAAGTAAAGGATATGGTGCCCTTCAACCATCTACGTAATTCCCGTGCAGACTCCGAACTCAACTACTGGCAGAACTCCGGCTTTTCTGTGGATGCAGAAAATGGTGTGACTGGGACGGCCTCTTTCAAATGTGAGGCAGCGTTTAACACCACCAAGAGTCTCTCCCAGACGGTCTATCCGGCAAACCGCGAAAGCTATACCTTCTCGGCGCAGATTGCATCGGAGAACCTTGTAAAAGGCAGTTCCGGGCAGGTGGGCATTGAAGTAACCATCGAATATGAGGACGGCACCACAGAGGTGCGATTTATTGATCTGATTTAAGGAGGTGCCTATGGCGAGCTTTACTCATGTGGCGCAGGCCGTGCAACCACAATATGGACGAGTGAAATCCATCAAGATACGTGTCTGCGTCAATGACTGCTCAGGCACCATTTACATCACCGATATGCTCCTGCAGGGCGGCTCCATTGCTACCGGCTGGGTAGCGCATGTCAGTGAAATACAGTGGACGGAGGATGGATAATGCCTAAATTTACACGCTTTACAGAAACCATTGATAAGAAGTCCTCCGGGCGCGTCGTCAGCATTACCGTAAAGCCTCTCGTCACAGACTGTACCGGTACCATCTGGTTTAGTGATCTCATGCTGCAGGAAGGCGATAAGCTGACTGGCTTTGTGATCAACGAGAGAACGCAGCTCAAAAAATATGAAGAAGGCGGCGTGTCTGTCCCGAAACGCTTTTATAACGGGCTGGTGCGCTCCTCTGCGACCTGTGTGATCTTTAACCTCGGTTCTACTACCGCAGGCCTCGATTACAAGGTCTATCCTATTCAAGCAATGGCTGCCGGGAGCATTTCTCTCGCTCTTGGAGCAGGTGCGCACAAGGCAATCTTCAAAGCAGCTACAAAGGCCGGTGATGAGCTCTCCCTTCTCGCTTCTACGAGGGAGTGCCTTAAGAACGGTGCGGTAACTGCCAAGGATGGATTTTATCAATATTCCGCAGCCGGTGACAGCAAGCACCCGATTGCCGTGGAGGACAAAAAGTCAGCCCGCATCTATGTGGAATTTCAGGAAATGCAGGACGGAGGTGATGCCCTGTGAGCTTTGATTATTTAAAAGGCCATAAATGCATGGTCTGGACATTCATGGGCAACGCCCGAATGTATCAGGCGCTTGCCGCATACGGAGATCGTCTGTCACAGGTCGGCCTTTTTTCATTTAAGGTGGCTCAGACCGGAAAGATCACGGAAAGCGGTGTGGCTATTTCCGATATGCTGACCTATATCAACCGATACCCGCACATCAAGTGGCTGCTCACCATTGCCAATGACGGTACCAGTAGCATTTTTTCTGCCCTCCGAGATAATACGAACGGTGCGCAGGATACCTTTTTGTCAGAGATCGTGCGGATCATGAAAAAGTATCCGTGGTGTGACGGCATCGACATCGACCTCGAACGAGGCGGCGAATACTCTACGCACGCAGCCTCTACGGCGATGTTTCGGAATATTTATAACGCGGTAAAGGGCTATGACAAAACCAAGCTCATGAACATCTGCCTGCCGGGCATGACGTCTGTCAATGGCTCGGTCGGCGGTGAGAACTGGTGCGTCTATGCCGAACTTAATCCCTACTGCGATACGGCGGCCATCATGAGCTACGGCATGGCATGGGCAGGATCAGCACCAAGCCCGGTATCGCCGAGGGACTGGTTGGAAGGTATCTACGACTATGCTATGCAGGTTATGACGTCAGATAAGGTGTTCTTAGGTCTTCCGTCCTATGGCTGGAACTGGCAAATTTACGACACACCGGAGAACCTCGGCAAGACCTATCGCGGCACTTCGAACACCTACTATGCAGCGCAAAACTGGATGACCGGAAAATATAACTTCACGGACGATAAACCGCCTCAACCTTTCATCCCGATCCTCGCGTATTGGGATGATTACGACATGGTTCCTTGGGCGCTGCCGCAGGTTTATGACTTTATGGAAGGCCGGGACGCGGCAAACTATGAATACCCGCAGATGACCGGAACCTATAACCGGCGGCACTACCTGACAGCCTACAGCAAAGATCAGCACACGGAGTTTGAAACTATATATGTGGATGCAGACGGTAAAACAAGTTCATATTCCGGGATCGTTTCATTCGAGAACGGTGTGGCCACGCTGGGCGATGCGGGCTCTGCCACCTATATCTTTTCCGTAGCAAGCGCAGGAACCTACGACATCGCTGTCCGGCTCTGCTATCCCTTCTGGGATAAGAACGGCATCTATGTGTCGATTGACGGCAAGACTACGCACTTTACGGAAAACAGACTCTGGTGGCCGTATTGGAGGAGCACCTTCTGGACAAGCCTTGCCAGCAGGATATCGCTTTCAGCAGGAAGCCACACCATCAAGATTTTCGTAGATGTGAAAGGCGTACAATTTTACGGTTACCGCGTTTGCAGCAGTTTTTCAGAAGCGCCATCGGCAGGATCTGCGTCCTTTACGCTCTCACCCAGACACTTCATCGATGTGAACGGGAATGTGTGCCAGCCGGACAAGGGATTCAAACTCACCACAGAAGTCCTGCGCAGAAAGCCTGACTCGGCGCTCATTTGGTATGAGGACTTCCGCGATTATGGAGTGCTTGAAACCAACTACTGGACGACGCTCTCTGGATCATGGAAGGTCTGGAGGCAGGATGAATATTCCGACAGCCGCGTATACTCCCAGCTTGAAGGCTCCGGAAAGCTCGCGTGGAAATATGATGGCTTCAAAGAAATCCACCTGCGGGCGCGACTTGCTTTCCCTGCAAACGGAAGCGGCAAGTCTGGTGTATTCTGCGGCGAATTGTTCTGCTGCCTGAATTACAACTCACAGGCCGTAGAGTTATATAACGGGAGCACACTTCTTGGCAGCTACAGCCAGACGATTGAGCGGACGGCAAATGCAAACCTTCGGACTGATCCTTCTATGTACACGGTCTAGATGCGTATCCGTGAAAATAAGGTGCGTGTCTATTCCGGTGCTTCCTATGCGCTGCGCTTTACGACAACAGTCAGTGGATTTTCCGGAGGCCATGCCGGGTATAGATCAGATAACCGGACGATCTGCGAACTTCTCCGCCTTGGCGATGCGTGGACGTATGAGCCTTACGAGCGTTTTGATGTCACCTTCCCAGATGGGAGCGTCACACAGTATGGACGCCTAAGCCGCTCCGATGCCGTATGGGATGATGAATTTCAGGTCTTTACGCTGACCGCCAATGTGGAGGAAAGCGCCACCAGAAGCGAGAGCATCTCGATGGACTATGACTTTTATCATTCCGGCCTGTTAAACCTCTCCTGCGGGAACGACTACACGGTGACGATTACGCCAAGGGACATCAACATTTGGCTTTCGAGGCTCTTTCTCGGTGACGCGGATGGCTTTTCCATCCTCTACTATCAGGATGTGGACAGCCTCGTCTACTGGGCAAACGAAGCGGCCTACCGCTGGAAACTACGAGGTATCGCTATCTGGTCATTAGGCCAAGAGGATATGCGGCTCTGGGAGGCACTGCCAAAACAGATATAACTTCATAAACGGATACAGTTCACGAAGCTGTCTGCAAGATATGCAGGCGGCTTTTATTTTGCACAAATCAAAGGAGGGATTTTCTCATGAAAGAATTCTGGAACACGATTCAACTGATATTCACCGCTGTCGGAGGATGGCTTGGCTATTTTCTTGGAGGCTGTGACGGGCTTCTGATTGCGCTGATCGTCTTCGTATCCTGCGACTACCTTACCGGCATTATGTGTGCCATCGCTGATAAAAAGCTATCCAGCGAGGTCGGCTTTAAGGGAATCTGCCGCAAGGTGCTGATCTTCCTGTTGGTCGGCATCGGAAATGTTATTGATGTTCAAGTGCTCGGACATCCGGGAGTGATCCGCACAGCGATTATCTTTTTCTACCTGTCCAATGAAGGTCTGTCACTAACGGAGAATGCAGCGCACCTCGGCCTGCCGGTACCGGAAAAATTGAAGGAGGTCTTGGAGCAGCTCCATGACCGTGAAAACGAGGAGGGAAAATAACATGACGAGAAAAGGAATCGACGTCAGTCATTGGCAGGGAACCATCGACTGGACAAAGGTAAAAAAGGCCGGTATCGAGTTTGCCATCATCAAGGCTGACGGCTCCGATGCCGGTTTTTATACAGACAGCAAGTGGGAAGCAAATTATAAAGGTGCAAAGGCTACCGGTATCCCTATCGGTGCATATTACTTTGTCGGCAAGGACTGCGTGACTGCAGCTGCCGGAAAAGCAGATGCCGAGCGCTTCCTGCAAATCCTGAAGGGCAAGCAGCTGGAATACCCTGTCTACATGGATAATGAAGCACAGCCTGCCTCTGCCAAGGCCGGTATAACCGAAGCGACCATTGCTTTCTGCGAGGCAATGGAGAATGCCGGTTACTTTGTCGGCATTTACGGCTCTACTGTCTCCGGATTCAAGGAGCGAATGGATGACACGAAGCTCACACCCTACGCCCACTGGGTAGCGCAGTATGCCAGCAAATGTACCTATAAGGGCGATTATGGCATCGGGCAGTATTCTTCCAAGGGCTCTGTTGATGGTATCAGCGGAAACGTGGATCTGGATTACGCCTATGTGGATTATCCTACCATCATCAAGAATGGCGGCTTTAATGGCTATGCGAAGGAAAGCACGCTTGATACTGCCGCAAGCTCGGACAGAGACAGGATCGTCGCTCAGGCCAGAGCATGGCTTGGGAAAAAGGAAGCCGACGGCAGCCACAAGGAAATTTTCGATGTGTATAACAGCCATAAGCCTCTCGCCAGAGGATATCCGGTCACTTATACGGACGCGTGGTGCGCCACCTTCGTTTCTGCGGTCGCCATCAAATGTGGCCTGACGGATATTATTCCGACCGAGTGCGGCTGCGGCCAGATGATCGCCCTTTTCCAGAAGCTCGGTAAATGGATCGAAAACGACGCTTATGTGCCTTCTCCCGGTGATGTAATCTTCTATGACTGGCAGGACTCTGGTTCCGGCGACAATACCGGCTGGCCGGATCACGTCGGAATTGTGGAGACCATTTCCGGCAGTACCATCACGGTCATCGAAGGAAACAAAAGCAATGCAGTCGGCAGACGCACACTGCAGGTAAACGGCAAATACATCCGTGGCTACGGCGTACCGAAGTATAGCTCCGACTCCGCTGTTCCTACTCCGGTCACTCCGGCAAAGACCGTGGATGAGCTGGCGCAGGAAGTTCTGGAGGGTAAATGGGGAAACGGAACTGAACGCAAAGAGCGCCTGACCTCCGCCGGATATGACTATTCTGCCGTGCAGGCCAAGGTCAATGCTCTGGTGAAAAAGCAGGAATCCACCCCGGTCTATTACACTGTGAAAAGCGGCGATACTCTCTCCGGGATTGCTATGAAATACGGCACCACGGTTTCCGCGATCCAGAAGCTAAATCCGACGCTCATCAAAAATGTCAACCTCATTCTGACTGGCTGGAAGATCAGAGTAAAATAACTGAATATCCAATCTGCATGCCTGCGAGTGTTCTTCTGAATGCCCGCAGGCTTTTTTTATTTTCCTCCGCTCAAAACGCCCGCCAATCTCCAGTGGAAACTGGAGGTGGATATGTTATGCCAAACGAAAACACGATAGTTCAATCTGGATATTTCGCACAGGAACGGATTCAGGGCGATCTGGATTATCGCCGGGCGCAGGAAATCGCAAAAAAGATGCTCGATGACGGTCTCATTTCTGTGGATGAATTCAACAAATTAACCGCTATCAATCGGGAAACTTTCTCTCCTCTGTTCGCGGAAATAATGCTGAAAATCCCTTGATATGTAGTCGCTTTAGAGTGATGTATAGACGTACGGAAATGAGGGACTTCCCTTGAAAAAAGTAACGAAAATCGCGGAAACAGCGAGTTCGAAGGTCAAACTCAAGAAGATCAGGGTAGCCGCCTACTGCCGCGTCTCTACGGATTCTGATGCCCAGCTTGAGAGCCTTGATGCACAGAAAACCCACTACGAAAATTACATCACATCCCGTGATGATTGGGAGTTCGCTGGGCTCTATTACGATGAAGGTATTACCGGCACAAAGAAGGACAAGCGCCCGGAGCTCTTACGGATCATTGATGACTGCAAGGCCGGTAAGGTGGACTTTGTTATCACAAAATCCATTAGCCGCTTCAGCCGGAACACAACAGACTGCTTGGAACTGGTCAGGAAACTCCAAGTCCTGCACATTCCTATCTATTTTGAGAAAGAAAATATCAACACCGGTTCAATGGAGAGCGAGCTTTTTCTG